AAAGAGGACTTTCCTGAGATCTGGGACGCCGGCGGGAACATCCGCGGGAACGACGCCTTCGAGATCTGGAAGCGGGCCAACCGCGGAGTCGAGTCGGAGATGGTCTTGGACTGGATCCGAGAGAGAGAGGCTTGGGCCGCTCGACACTTCGAGGATGGGGCTCAGTTCCAGGACGAAGACCTTTCCCCAAACCTCTCGAACATCGCCGGCATCGTCGCTCAAGTCAAATGGGGGACCGTCGGAGTCTTGGGCGCCGATCGGATGACTGAGGTCCTCGACGAGATGAAGGTCAAACTTGAGGAGCGTCAACTCACGCCGGCGATCGAGAAGGGTCTCAAGAACAAGCTCGAGGAACACAAAGAAGACGTCGGCGATGATCCGCGAAAGCAGACAACGCTCGCAACTCTCGAGAAGGTCTTCGACCGCGGGGTCGGCGCCTACAAGACGAACCCTCAGTCGGTACGGCCGACTGTCACTTCTCCCGAACAATGGGCATACGCCCGAGTGAATTCTTTTCTCTACGCCCTGCGAAACCTTCGCTTTCGATCGGGCAAACATGACACCGACCTCCTCCCCGAGGAGCATCCTCTTAGCACGAAAGGCGAAGACATGGACGAACAACGCGCAAGGGTCGGAACCGACCAATACACGACCGAGCAAGAAGCAAGCGACCGAGCCGAGGCGATTGGATGCGAGGGATCGCACCAGATGACCGTCGACGGCGAGACGATCTATATGCCATGTTCGACTCATGGGCAGTACGAATCTCTGACCGGAGAGTCTGGGGGGGATATGGGGTACAACCGCAAAGCCAACCCCAAGACCCTCGAGGTCCGCACATCTCGAGCCATCGTCGTCGACGACGAATCAGACCTCCCGACAATCGTCGGCTATGCCTCGGTCTTCGACTCCGAGTCTCGGGATCTGGGCCAGTTCAAGGAGATCATTAAGCCGGGCGCCTTTGATCGGGCTCTCGTCGAAGAGCATGATGTCCGGGCTCTGGTCGATCACGACCCCAAGATGATCCTCGGCCGCTCCAAGTCTGGAACTCTCCGGATGCTGGTCGATGAAGTCGGTCTCCGAGTCGAGATCGATCCTCCCGACACCAGCGTTGGCCGGGACACCATCGAGAGCATCCGTCGCGGAGATTTGGACTCGATGTCTTTCGGCTTCGTCGTCCGGGATGATCAATGGCGGGAAGACGAAGGCCAGGCGATCAGAGAGATCAGCGACCTCGACCTCTTCGACGTTTCCGTCGTCTCTTTCCCGGCTTACGAGGACACCTCGGTCGCTGTTCGTCGATTCAATCGAGAACACTGTCGCCGGGATCGCGGAATCTCTGTCGAGCTCGCCAAGCTCCGCGTCCTCATGAACGAGGGATAACCGAACAGAATCTCGACCCTCCGGGCTTGGGCCGGGCTCTCGCTCGGTCCAAGTCTTCTAGGTCTGGCAACCGCCAGCGGGATCCGTCGATCGTCCGGCCTAAACATCTCAGACCAACCCGATCCGTCGATCGTCGCGGCCTGTTTCTTTTTTTGACTATCTAACCAAAGGAACTTCTAAAATGAAGATTCACGAACTCAAAGAGAAGCGCGCCGCTCTGATCATGGAACAGCGCTCAATCTTGGACGCCGCTCAGAACGACGGCTCCGCTCACCTGAACGCTGACCAAACCGAGAAATTCGAGAAGATCGAAGCCGAGATCCGCGGCCTCGAAGATCGTATCTCCCTGGAAGAACGAACCGCATCTCGCGAAGCCGAGATGGCTAACGTCGACCTCACCCCAGAAGTCGAAGAGCGCGCCATCACGATCGACTCCGAAGAGTACCGGGACGCCTTCATCAAGAACGTATGCGGAGAGCGTCTCTCCGATCGCGAAATGCGGGCTCTCTCCATCGGCTCGGCTGGTGCAGGCGGAAACTTGGCGACAACCCAAGTCTCTCAGCAAATCAGCCAACTCCGCGAAGAAGCAAACTTCATGCGACAAATCGGTACGGTCGTCGAGGTCTCTCAGAAGACCGCATTCGCGACCGAGTCAAGCATCGGGTCCGCGGCTTATGGCGCTGAAGGCGGCTCGATCTCCGAGAGCGATCACTCCTTCGGGCAGGTCACTTTCAACCCTGTCCGTCTGGCTCGGATCATGAAGGTCTCAGAAGAACTCCTGAACTACACCGGAACCTTCTCGGCCGCTCAACTCGAAGCCTATATCGCTTCTTCATTCGCTCGCTCATTCGCGACGGCTGAGCTGACTGGTTTCTTGGTCGGCGACAACTCGAACGCTCCTCGGGGCATCTTCGACAACGCTACCTCGGGAGTCACCGCGGCATCCGCTACGGCTGTCACCGGCGACGAACTGATTGATCTCTTCTACTCGGTCGCTGTCCAGTACCGATCCGCTCCAACTGCCAACTGGATCATCTCCCCAGAAGCAGCCAAGGCGATCCGCCAGCTCAAGAACCCCGTCACAAGTTCGGGCTCCTTGAACTACCTCTGGACGCCTGGTCTCGGCGCCGCTCCTGACACCTTGCTCGGGAAGCCGGTCTACGAGTCGGACAACGTCGATCCGATGACAACTGGCAAGAAGCCGATCCTCTTCGGGGATACTTCGTACTACCAGATCGTCGACTTCGGCGGCTTCGAGTTCACCCGTCTGGACGAACTGTTCGCGGCAACCGGCCAAGTCGGAGTCCGAGGCATGGCGTTCAACGATGGTGAACTCCTCAACACCGCGGCCTGCAAGGTCATCACCCTGGCCTAAACCCAAGCCCAAATCCCGCCTAATGGCACCAAGAGGCCCCTTTTCGGAGGGGTCTCTTTTTTTTGCTTTTTTTTCTTCTAAGACTGTTGACAGACTAAGAAAGTACCGATATACTTAGGGCATGGCAACGAAGCCATGAAAGGAACCCAGAAATGAAGAACCAAGAAGCCAACACCAAAATTACCCTCGTACGAATCCAAGACGGCGAAGAAATCAAGACAGTCTTTTGTGACCAAGTCATCCCTTACCGCTTCCTTGATCAGGAATTGGCGATCGAAAAGGTTGAAGCCATGGCATACTCGTTGATTGATTCTCAAGCCAGCTTCTTCGGTAATCCCATCACCGAGTATCGAGTCGAAGCAGAGATTGAGTGCTGGGCATTTGGGACAGAAGAATTCTCAGAATTGAACTTCACTCTCCAACATTCCGAGAACGGTCTCAAATCAGAAATTTGCAAGGCTTCGGGAATCTTGGCCTGATACTAATTTCCTCTCCAGCCAACCGAGACAAGACCCGCTTCGGCGGGTCTTTTTCATTTATGCCGAACAGAAGGGGGAGGACCGCATGAACTCACACGACTACGGACTCAAAATCACGACCGGACCCGCCGCGGCTGTCGTCGCGACCTCAGACGCGAAACTCTGGATGAGGGTCACACACTCGGACGAAGACGCCGTCATCGCGTCCCTCATCACCAGAGCGACCAACTACGTCGAGAACGAGACTCGCCGGCAACTGATAAACGCGACTTACACCTTCTCCTTCGATATGTTCCCGCATGGGGACGTCATCTACTCCCCAGTCTCTCCTCTGGCCTCTGTGACCTCGATCTCCTACTTGGACGCCGACGGGGCTTCTCAGACCCTTGCGACCAGCGTCTACGGGGTCGACACCATCCGGGACCCTGGAAGGATCTATCTCAAGTCGGGCCAAGAATGGCCGTCGACCATCGACCAAGAACAAGCGGTCACGATCACCGCGGTCGCCGGCTACGGAACGGCCTCGACCGATGTCCCTGAACCTCTGATTCAGGCGGTTCTCATGTTGGCGGCTCACTTCTACGAGCATCGCGAAGCAGTCGATCCGAAGGGGAACACCTTCGCTCCGGTCCCGATGGGAGTCGAGCGGTTGATCCTCCAGTATCGGGTCGCGGAGGCTTTCTGATGCGGGCCGGGCTTCTCAGACACCGAGTCGCCATCCAGAATCCATCGATGAGCGTCGACAACTTCGGCGGAAGGTCCGCGTCCTTCTCGACCGCGGAGACCGTCTTCGCTTCGATCGATCCAGTACGGGGAACAGAACTCCAGAACGCCGACCAGACGAAGGCTCGGATCACTCACAAGATCACCATGAGATATACCTCGAACGTCTCCGCGACGTCTCGCCTGGTCTACGACTCCCGGACCTTCGAGGTCGTCGAGTTCCTCAACCGCCGAGAGATCGACCAGATGATCGAGATCCAAGCGAGGGAGATGGTCTGATGGGAGTGTCAGATCTGAACGTCCAGATCCAACTCGAAGGCGCCGCGGCTTTCCAGCGGGCTCTCTCGGAACTTGGGAAGAAAGAGGCGGACAAGATCCGTCGTGCTGCCATCACCAAAGAGACGAAGGACATGGAGCAGACCGCCAGGTCTCTCGCGTCTCGAGACCAAGGGGCGCTGAAAGCTCAGATCGACCGGACCGTCCGAAAGCAGAAGGGCGAATTGATCGGTAGGGTAGGGGTCGCGATCAAGGGCAAGGGCTCCGGCCGATACCGAGGATTCAACTCTCGGAAGAATCTCGCTCACATCATCGAGTTCGGCCGGCGACCTTTCTTCATGCGGGTCCGGGGTCGAGGCGGGAAGCGATACTCGGTCCGGATTCCAGGAACAAAGGGCGACCGCTTTCTCACTCGGACCGCCGAGCGACATCTCCGCGGACTGGACAAGCGACTGGGCGATCGGATGCTCAAGTCACTCCAGCGCCGGCTCCGCAAACTCGAAAAGATTAGGGGGGTCGCCTGATGGCTGTCGTCTCTCAAGCCGAGCGGGCTCTGTTCCGCATCCTTCAGGTCGACTCCGAGGTCTCGGCGATTGTGTCGACTCGGGTCGCTCCTCTGGCTCTCGACCAAGAGCAGTCCTTGCCGGCGATCATGTACGAGATCGGGTCGTCTCGTCCGTACTCGACTCTGACCGGGGCCTCGGACATTGTCTCGGTCGACTTCGACATCTACTGCATGGCCGAGGACTATGCGACCGCGACGGATCTAGCCGAGCGGGTCCGTCAAGCTCTCTCGGGTCGGAGAGAGAATCGCCTGATCCCGGACGGAGATGGGATCGCTTCCGTCGAGGTCTTGGGATGTACTCATACCAATGACCGAACAGATTATGCGAGCCCTGTTGACGGGGGTCGGGTCGGAGTCTTCATCCGGCAACTCTCTTTCCTCTTCTCCTACCGATCTAACGAAACGGACTATCCCGGATGACTGCATTCCTCGGCCAAGGCGCAATCCTCAAAATTGATACGGTCGTCATCGGACAAATTCTGTCCATCGACGGACCGACCATGGAACGGACGATGGTTGATACGACCAACCTCTCGACTGCAACGCTTCGAACCTTCGTCCCAGGCTTTGGCGACGGCGGAGAACTGACGATCGAGGTACAACTGGACGACGCGACTGATGCCGGCCAGCAAGACGTCCTCGAGTCCTTCGAGGCTGGATCAGCAACCGCCGAGGCTGTCGAACTCACCCTCTCCGATGGTGACAAGTTCTCGTTCTCGGCTTTCGTCCGATCCTTCTCCGTCTCGGTCAACATGGACGAGATCAACCGGGCCTCGATCGTCTTCAAGGTCTCCGGGAACGTAACTCACACTTCAGGCTAAACCCATAAGGAGGGCAAATGGCAACTCTGAATCGACTCGACATTCTCGGGTCTGACGACCTTCACCTCGAAAAGATCTCCGTCCCTCAATGGGGCGGAGACTTATTCGTTCGCATCCTGACCGCGGCCGAGCGGGACGCCTTCGAGGCTTCCGTCTCTGGAGGCAAGCGTCGGAACCTCGTCAACCTTCGGGCTCGTCTGGTCGTCTTGACGGCTTGCGATGAGAAAGGAGAGCGGCTCTTTCAGGACGCCGACATCGAGGCTCTGGGCAAGAAGTCCGCGGCGGCGATGGATCGGGTCTTCGGAGTCTCGGCAGCTCTCAACGGATTCACCTCCGGCGACATCGAGTCCCTCGAGGGGGAATCCGCGGCCGGCCTCTGACCCGTTTCCTCTTCCGTCTCGCCCTGGCACTCGGGAAGACGGTCGGCCAGATTAAGCGGGAGATGAGTTCTCTCGAAGTCGCTGGATGGATGGCGTACGACCGGATCTCTCCGATCGGGCCGGAGCGGGACGACATCAACCAAGCGATACAGTCGTCTCTTATCGCCAACGCCAACCGAGGCAAAAAGACCCAACCCTTCAAGCCGGCGGACTTCATGCCTTTCATGGACAAGCCGGATAAGGCGACCGATGCCGAACAGATGAAGGATCAGATGTTCGCACTGATGAAGATCCAGAACAAAGGAACCTGATGGCTACAGTCAAGGCTTTACATATCGCCATCGGGGCTCGGGTCGAGGGCTTTCAGAGAGGGATGTCCAAAGCTCAGAGATCCCTCCGAAACTTCGAGAAGTCGACCAGACGGGCTCGGGGTATGGTCGTCGGAGCGACCGGAGCGATGGCTCGAGGTTTCGCGGCTGTAGGAACTGCGGCGACCATCGCGATCGCGGACTCGATCCGGGTCTTCGCGGACTTCGAAACATCCATGCTCCGGGTCAAGGCGATCAGCGGAGCGACCGGCGCCGAGTTCCAAAGCCTGACGGATCTCGCGAAGGAACTGGGGTCGACGACTGCATTCACCGCCAGAGAAGCGGCTCAAGCGATGGGCTTCTTGGCTCAGGCCGGCTTTGAGGTCGGGGAAGTTCACAAGGCTCTCCCGAAAGTTCTCAGTCTCGCGGCGGCCGGACAACTCGATCTCGCTCAAGCGGCCGACATCACCGCCAGCGTACTCCGAGGATTCGGACTCGAGGCGAGCGAATCCGGACGGGTCGCGGATGTCCTAGCGGCTGCGGCTTCCAAGTCGAACACTTCCGTCGAGGGCATGGGGGAGGCTTTCAAGTTCGCCGGACCAGTCGCTTCGGCGATGGGAGTCTCCCTGGAAGAAACGGCTGCGGCTCTGGGAGTCCTGTCGAATGCCGGCCTGAAGGGATCACTCGCGGGTACTGGTCTTCGGATGGTTCTGGTCAAGATGGGCGAAGATGTCGCCGGCGCCGGAGGCTTGACTCAAGCACTCGAAACACTCAATACCGAAGGGGTCCAAGCCGTCGTCGACACCATGAAGGATCTCGACGCTCGAGCAGGTACGGCCGCGGTCGCCTTGACTGGGCAGATGGGAACCCTGAAGTCTCTCACGGAAGAGATGAGAAACGTCGAGGGCATGTCCGACAAGATGGCCGAGACTCTTCTGTCTGGTGTCACTGGGTCGGCGGTCAAGGCTGGCTCGGCTTTCGAAGGGCTTCGTATCAAACTCGGAGAGACCTTCGAGCAATTCGGTGTCGGATTCTTCGAGGAACTCACGCTCACCTTCCAAACCATGAACGAGGTCATCGGGAGCATGAAAGGAGAGTTTGGGGATCTCAAGGGTCTCGGAAAAGATCTCGCCCAAACTTTCCTCTTAGTCGCTGAAAGTATCGGTCTTGCCTTGACCGCGACGATCGACTTTATTGAGTCTTTGATTCAGGTCGGTTCTATCGCTGCTGCTTTGGGAGATCCGCGGATGGCCGGGGTAGCCTTAGAAATGGGAAAGATGAAGATCGACGAGGGATTCTTTGGGAGAACAGACAAACTCCAAGAAATGATCCTCAAACTCTCCGCGGCTCTTGATCCCCTGTCTCGACCTGCTGCACAACCAGCTCCGGCTCTGGTCGGAGGTAGTACGACACAGAATCTCAATTCATTCGAGGTGATGTCCAAGTTCCTCAGCGAAGGCGAACTTAGACAGATGTTCCCCGAGCGGTTCGCGGAAAAAATCGCCGAAGCGATCGAGGAGTTCATCCCTGTAGGCTTCGCGACTGAGGCGCCGAAAGCGGCCGCGGAAGAGCAGGTCTCCGGATTTACCGAAGGCATCCAAACCGCTCTCGGTCTGGTGAAGGTCGACCCAACCGTCGCCAAGAAGGACTCGGACAACTTGCAAGAAATCGCGAAGAACACCGGCGGGATGTTCAAGGAAATGTTGACAAGACTGGAGTCCTTCACATGACCCTAGAGGCTTTCGAACAAAGTCGAGGATTCGAACAAGGGACCGACGGCCGGAGCGGGACTCGAGATTTCCTCGTCGTCGAGAACGACTCGACCGTCACGGCCCAACCCAGCATGGGCCAAGTCATCCGATCGACTGGGGTCCGGCTGTATGTTCCTGATTCGACTCCAGTCCTGGGGAATCTAATCCCGCTCTCGGTCTCGGTCCGGACCCAAGGCGACAAGCAGATCCAGTATCTCGTCTCCTTCAAGTACGGCCTCGAGACGGTCGGCTCTGACGACACGACGGACGATCCAAGCGCGCCCAGCTTTGTCGCCTTCAACATCTCCCAGCGTCCCGTCGCGATCGATCTATGGCGAGCGAACGATGGGATCCTTCCGACGAACAACAACGAAGACGTCGAGGGTACTCCGGTCGATGAAGCCGGCGAACCTGTGACGGCCTTCGTCATCCAACAAGAGCTCGAACTCAAGGTCCGCTACGAGAAGTTCGCCGACGTCCCAAACATCGACTCTCTCTATCTCGTTGCGAAGCGGAACGACCAAGCGTATCTCGGCGCCGAGGCTGGATCTCTCCTCTTTACCGGGATGAGCGTCTCTCGAGATGAGATCAATTCTTACAACGCCTCCTTCACCTTCGTCTGGGATCAGTTCAATCATCGCCGGCAAGCACCAAAGCGGGACCAGAATGGAGACGTCATCCTCAAAGAAGATCCGGACAACACCGGCTTTTACATCGCGGATACGGTCGTTATGAAACAACCCTTCCCGGATACCGCTTCCTTTCAGTCTCTCGGCCTTCCGGATCCTGTTTGATGAGAGAGTATCCCGTCATCTCCCAAGGGCTCGGGAAGTTCTCTCCGGATCTCTTCGCTCGTCTTATGGAAATGCTCGAGGCTTTCGAGTCCTCCAATGGCGGAGGGAAGGTCAAGCCGGGGATCGACAACACCGGACAAAGAGCAGACGCTCGGACCTTCGTCGCTCGAATCTCTGGATCCTCCGCCATCACTGGGGAGAGCAACCGCTTCGCCTACACCTTCGTCGAAGAGACGGCCGACGACTTCTCGAGCGGATCGGCCGACTACAACTTCTCTTCCGGAGGTCGACTCGTCACTGGTACGGCCTACAACATCATGGAGGTCAACAACACCGCCGCCCTGATGAACCCAGGAGTCGATCTCTCGGCCGGCGACTTCCCTTCCGGAATGTCGGTCCAAGCCATCTCGACGGGATCGCTGGTCTTCATGCGACAATATCGAGACAACCAAGGCGCCGGTCTGTTTCTCTTCCAAGCTGAGAACGCGATCGACGGATCCTGTTCATGACCATGAACAAAAAGCGCCTGTGTTGTTGCGGGACGAGTCTCTCGGGCAAGCGCTTCATCGAGGTCTTTCCGTACAACGCGATACCAAGCGGAGCGGTCGAGGTCGGAGGGACTGTCTCTTACTGGATCCGGCTCGCGGCTCCGACGACGATCAACAACTCGACTGTCATCTTTAAGGCTACCGGAACAGCGACTCAACAAACCCCAACCAACGCGACGTCCGACGTCACCTTCTCTGATAATGCCAACGCGGTTCTCGTCTTTGGTCATTCATCCTGGAGAGAGATCAGACCATCCGGACAAGCGGGGCCGGCTCCGATCGACTCATTCAGAGAGAACAAGTCTCTCAACCATCGAGGCTGGACTTGGTCTAGCGGAAGAGGGGGGTCTCGAAGATTGAGCGATGCTCAGATGGACGCCTTGACCGGAGAGACTCGAGTCATCTGGGACAAGCCGACCAACACTGGCAACCGGCCTCTGGATGGGACCGAGGACATCCGGCTGGTCGATGGCGTCGGATATCTCTTTGTGAACTCCGCGTACGACACCTCTCCGGCTCTGTCGCAAACTGTGACGGCCGGCGATGGGACGTCCCATGTGTACCGCTACTATCCCTACCTCGAGGCGACTCAACCGGAGCAGCTCGCCTACTGGACTTCCGCCAGCGTTCCCCCAGTCTCCGACCGTGTCCTGGTCTTCGACTTCGCCGACATCTTCCCCAGCTCGATCTCTGTCACCTATCGCGTCCGAGGTACGATCAGAGATATCGTCGCCGGGACTCAGGACTCGATCGACCAGAGCTTCTCCAAGACCTACAACAAAGCGACGATCTCGGCCTTCGGTGGAACACCTTCAAAGTCCGCGTATACCTTCAACTTCACGACCGGAGATCTGGACACGCCTCACGGCTTCCAAGGCTCCTACGCCTCAGACTCGCCGGCAAGGACCGCATCGATCCAAACTGTTTACCGGCTGGCCGAGACTGTTGGAGCGGACGAGCATACCTTCACAACCTCAGCGGCTTTCGGCTCGGCCTCGGTCATTATCGCGAACCTCCCGATCTACGCCTTCCGCTACTTCTATCAGGGCTACCAAGAAATCGGAAGCACTCCGACGATCTCACCTCCGGGATACGACAACGGGTACGCGTTCAATCAACCGCCAAGCCCTAACACCATCATCGGGAATCAGAACCAGTTCGAGGATCCTTCCCAGAGAAGACGAGTCGGGATCCTTCAATCTGACCTGAACTTCTTCCGGACTCAAGGACAACCTCCGCCGGCGGGATGTCCGTCAATCCCTCCCCCATTCGGGCAGGGGGGTACGAGCAACGTCGCCGGCGAGTTCGCTCGGAACTACAAAGGCTCTGAGGTTGGGGACAAGAACATCGTCTCGAGTCTCCAGTTCGACAACTACAACGGCTCCAGTATCACAACCGACTATCCCGTCGGGGATCCGGGGCCAGATGTCGACGTTCCGCATCCTTTCCCCTTCAACCCCGCCTTCCCGCCCCTCCCGATCGTAAGTCACCTCCCAGCGATCGCTTGGGGTAGCACAAGCAGCATTCAGAGCCCTCCTTCGTTCTCTCTGGCTTCGATGTCTGGCCTGACGGAGGAGACCTGCCTCGAGGCTGGGGTCGAGACGCCGGGGATCTATTGCAGCACCAGCCGGCAACTCGGACAATACTCTCAGAGCATCTCTTCTCCTCCAAACCAAGCCGGGCTGACCTCTGTCATCGCATGCGGTCTTCTCGAAGTCACGGCTATCACCTGATCCGAATAGAACACCATGGCGACATATCTCTGGACTGGAACATCGAGCGCTGACTGGAAGACTGGAGGGAACTGGTCCGGGGGGGTCGTTCCTGGGGCCAGCGATACCGTCATCTTCAACACCGGCTCCCAAACCATCACCGGGACCTCGATCACTGGGGTCGCCAAGATCAAAGTCCTCGAGGGCTTCACCGGATCGCTAGGAACCAGCAGTACCCCCATCGCGGCATCTGGGACCGATCTTTTTGTCTCGACCGAGTTTGGGAAGGTCAACCTGAACGGGACATATACGACTGCCCATATCTCCAAGACCAAGGCTTCGACCGACGCGATCGTCTTCGGATCCTCGAGCGTCATCACGACCCTGAGAGTCACCGGAGGCAAGGGGAAGATTCAGGTCTCCTCGAGCACCATCACGAACGTCGAACTCACTGGATCGCCATTCGCCGAGATCGAGATCCTCGCCGCGGCCGGCAACTTCGCCTCTGTCCTGATGGACTCCGGGACTGTGCGATCAAGCGAAACCCTGAGCGGGACCGCGGACGTCTCGGGCGGGGAGTATCGGCTCGAGGCTTCGGCCGGAGCTACGACGGTCAACGTCTACGGGAAGGGGGTCGTCTCTCACCAGTCGAACGGGACGATCACGACGGCCAACGTCTACGACCGGCCTTCCGTCCTGGACTTCTCCAAGAACACCTCAACCGGAGCAACCGTCACGACGACCAACCTCTACGACGGAACGATCAATGAAAGGAACGGGGCGGCGAATGTCACCTTCACCAACGGGATCGTCGTCAAGGGCAAGGGGAAGATTCTCGCCGACGTCGCTCGGACTCTGACGGTCTCCTGATGGCTCTTTGGACTCCTTCCAACCTTGGTACTACCAAGTGTGTCGCTTGGTTCGATGCCAGTTCGATCTCTGTCGCTGATGGCGCAGCGGTCGAAACTTGGACCAGTTCAGAGGGGAACAGCGTCTCCGCTACCCAAACAACCGCGGCCAGACGTCCTCTCTATGTCGCGAGTAGTACCGTGAGCGGCAAACCGGCTCTGGCTTTCGACGGGGCCTCGTCGGACTTCGATCATCTTTTGTTCACTGACTCAGACATGAACGTAGGAACAAGCGGATCTCTCCTGTGTTGTTTCATCGGGAACGCAAACGACTCGACCTCTCTTAGTTTTGGATCCCTGACCAGAGGGGACAATTCAGCCAAATCTATCCAACTTCTCTACCAGAACAACGACGCTGGAATCCAAATAAGCGTCGGAACTGTTTCGGATGTTATCTCAAACAGCAACTTTCCAGCCGGCACAACTGGAACAGACTATCGATCGCTTGTCTTCGGCCGGCACTCTGACAATCTAGTGATGAGATACATCGGGACCGAACTCTCAGACCAGGCGGACGCCTCAAGCATCGACCTAAGCATTACGAACTACGCGATCGGGTCCGCTTACTTCTCTGGAGGCGCTCAAGGTGAAATCGCGGAGATAATCTATCTCTCTGGGCTTTCTGTTTCAGAGATCCAGCAGGTCGAAGGCTATGCCGCTCACAAGTACGGTCTCACGGCTAACCTCCCATCTGATCACCCTTATAAGAACTTCCCTCCGACCTTCACTCTTCCGACGGCCTATTGGACTGGGGCCGGCAACCTGGCCGATGTCTCGGACGCCAGCAACTGGTCCGACTCGGCGGCGCCGACGGCCTCTAAGAAATGCGTCTTCAACTCGACCTCTAGCACCATCACCGGCGGAACTCTCACGGCCGGCGAGGTCCGATTCACTGATGGCTTTACCGGGAATCTCGGAACGTCGGCTGCGCCGATCCAGATCACGACGGACCTTCTCTCGATCGGAGCGGACGACGCCTCGATCAATGTCAACTCAAGCTCGATCGCTGACATCTACATCGCCGGCAACGGTCGCGGGGTCTTCATCGAGGGAACGGCTACGACCATCACGGTCGAGAGTCTGGACGACATCACGCTCAATCTGACATCGATCACGACGCTCGAGGTCCGGCATGAGTCCGGCGCCGGAGGCATGATCTCAACCCAAGCGGCCTCGAACGTGAACATCGGATACGGCGGGAACGTCATCGGCCAAGGCGACTTGGGAGGCGTCGACGTATACCAGGGCGGGTATGTCCGACAATCGTCCGGATTCGATCTGAACAGCATCGAACTGTTTGGAGGAGAGTGTCTGTTTCTGGGATCAGAAATTACTCGTACGACCTCGGTCATCTACTCCGGCTTGCTGACGACTCGAAGCAGTCAGGATTCATCAATTGACATCAACGCGATCAAGATCTATCCAAATGGTGTCCTCGATGTCGCTCACGGTCCTCTGGTCAACTTCTCCGGAGCGGTCACTTCTCACGGCGGGACCGTCATCCTCGGCGATGGCTACACCGTCGCGATGTCATGACACAATCTGACACCCAAGCCGCCCGGCCAGTTTGACGTATCTTAAATCGTCCCGTATGTTCTGAACTGAGGTACACCCCATAGGGGAAGCAAGGCCCAGTCGGCTTTTGGCGGGTCGGATGGAATCATGGCTCCTTGCTTTCTCTTTCCTCCCCTCTCACCGGATGGAAACATTCGGTGAGGGTTTCTAGCAGGTTGTTCTTGCTGGGATCCTTTCTGTCTCCTCTCAGGTTCGCAAGTGCCTGGGGGGGGTTCGAGTCAAGGTAGGCTCGACAACTAGGAGCGGTTATGTCGGAAGGATTCGACGAGAAGGTCCGGAGGGCGATGGAACTCTACGAAGAGTTCTCGCTCGCCTCCGAAGACAATCTCCTCCAAAGATGCGACGACGTCACTCGGGCCGTAACCCGATGGATGGTCTGCGCTCCTTGGATTCTTCTCGGGATGCTGAAGACTCAACTCCTGATCGAGTCAAGAGGAGACGATGAACTGTCTCAGGCTTGGCGTTTTGAAGTACATCAGAAGTCCCTCGAGGTATTTATCGACGACCTCGAGCGGGCGATCCAGAACATAAGAAGGATCCAGAACCATGACAACGACGAAAATCCCCGAGGGTAGCTTCTTGGTCGAGGAGGACTCGGCCTATCACGACATCGCGAAGAAGGGCCTAGCCATCTCGGCATCGGCTCTGAAGGTCTTCCGGAAGTCTCCGCGGGACTACCAAGCCCAGTACCTCCGAGGCGAAGTCAAGCGATCCGAGAGTCCGGCTCTGGTCATCGGCCGAGCGGCCCATGCTCTTGTCCTGGAAGGGGTCGAGACCTTCGAGAAGTCCTTCGTCATGATCGAGGACTTGGACGAGGAGTTTGGCTTCATCAACCCCAAGACGGGCTCGGCCTACGGGGAGACGACGAAGGCATGGAAAGAAGCCAAGACGAAACTCGACGAGGTCCATCCGGGGACGACGATCATCTCGAGAGAGGTCTGGGAAGACTGTCAGGGGATGGCGGCTTCGGTCCGTAAGCATCCGATCGCGTCCAGAATGCTCGAGGTCGGGGATGCTGAAAAGGTCTTTCGTCAGAGAGTAAACGATGAACCCTTCTATCGCCAGAGTCGGATGGACTTCGTCGCCGACATCGGATCCGGAGGGATTGTTCTGGTCGATCTCAAGACAACGGACGACCTCTCGAGCTTCGGCCGGAAGGCTTGGAAGTTTGGATACCCTGAGCAACTTGCCTTCTACAAAGATCTGTTCTGTCGCACGACTGGAAACACCCCCGGCCAGATCGACGTCCTGATCGTTGCGGTCGAGAAGAAGGCGCCTTACAAGGTCGCGGTCGCGAACCTCCCTCATACGATTCTCGAAGTCCTTCAGAACCGGAACGAGGAACACATCGCTCGACTGGCTAAACTCTTCAACTCGGAGGAGGACTGGCCGACGGGATATGAAGGAGTCATGCCTTGGTTCCAGGAGTTCGAAGGTTGAGCGGCTACTTCAACAAGCATGGCGACTACATCGAGGGTCCAGTGATCCCGATCGACCAGGTCTTCTACGCGGAGGCATGGGCTCAAGCCGTCGAGCGGACCGGCCAGAACGGCGCCCTCGCAAGGCAGACCGAGACCGGAAACGACGACTACTTCAAGCGTCAACTGATCGGGGCCTTGGCCGAGCGGACCGTCCTCTCGACCTTTACCGGCGCCGAGATGAACCCAGATCCAAGGGGATACTGGGACATCATGTACCGCGGAGTCCGTCTCGAGGTCAAGGGGAAGCACCCTAACTTCCGCTACCTCTACGCCTACGAGAACGACCGTCATAAGGTCGCGGACTTTTGGGTCTGCGTCGTCGTCGACATCGATAAAGGCTTTACCGCAATCGTCGGTTATATTTCCCAAGAGGATCTCTTCTCAAACCAGAACGAGTTCCTCTGGGACGATCACAACGTCAACAAACGCCGGATGGGATACCGTGTCCCTTACTCGGCTCTTCATACTTACGGAAGAGGTCCTCTCTTTCTCTGATCCTAGGAGGGATCACCAATGCCAGATATCAACTCTTTTTTCCCATCGTCTTTTCTTCGGGCGGTCGATGTTCCCCAACCTCGAGTCCTGACCATGACCGACGTCGTCTCGGAGACATTCGACGACGGGACCTCCAAGCCCTGTGTCGGCTTCCAAGAAGTCACTCAACGGCTCGGCCTCAACAAGACCAACGCCAACTCGATCGCTCAACTCTACGGCGGAGCGACCGAAGCCTGGGCCGGCAAACAAATTGAGGTCTATCAGGACATGACTCACTTCCAAGGGCGGTCGATGCAATGCGTCCGCGTCCGGGCTCCCGGCGCCTTCCCGACTCAGGCGATCGCTCAGGGCATCTCTAACCATGTCACCCAGTCGACCCAAGAGCGGCTGACTGGTCAGGTCCAACCTCAACAGCAAATCCAAGACGAGATCCCGTTCTGATGGAGCGGAGACCTCACACAATGACAGTCGGAGAGGCTGGGGTCGAATTTCGATCCCGGCTTCCCGGCGTCCAAGGGTATCGTCGCGAGACGATCATTAAGAGATGCAGGGCCGGCGAGATTCCCGCGAAGAAGATTGGAAAAGAATGGCGAATCCTCACCGAATGGATCGATCAAGAAATCAGAACCAGACTCCTCGAACTGGATGATCTGGTCCGAAGACAGATGATTATCTTGGCCCAGACTCACCCGTTCACAACCAAGAAGAAGGTCCGGTCCAAGCATTGGTCCGAGGAGACCGTCAAAACACAAACAAAACTCAGAATCCTGAAAGGGTCCTAACAATGACAGACAAGAACAACGCATGGGTACGCTTCTTCCCGAATGACTGGATGGGCGGAGTCTTCATGCTCCCGCTCGAGGCTCGAGGGGCCTACATCACCCTCCTCGCGATTCAAGCTTCGGGCCAGAAGATCCCGGACGATCTCGAGCAGCTCCAAGTCGCCTGTCCCGGAATGTCGATCTCGACCTGGAACCAGATCCGATCCAAGTTCGATGTCGTCGAGGATCCAGACACCGGGGACCGATACCTCGAGAACGGGAAGATGACGGAAGAAGTCGAGCGAGCGACCCAAAAGCGGGAAACCGAGACGGAGCGTCAAAGGGCATATCGAGAACGGAAATCCGCCAAAGATGGGGACCGTACGCATAACGTCACGCGTGACAAAACGCGTACGTCACGCGCTGCGTACTGCGCCCAGAACAAGAACCAGAACAAGAAACCCTCCCCCCCTATATCCCCCCCAAGGGGGGAGTCGGATGAGGGGGGGGGAGATGGGCTTTCGGTCAGAGATCTGGTCCGGGACTACGCCGGCAAGTTCAACCAGAAGCGGGAATCCAACGGATCGTCTTTGAGGCTCTCTGGAGACCGTCTGGTCCTCTCAGCGGGTCGGATGTCTCCTGAAGACTGGGAGACGGTCGTAGGGGCATTCACGGCCGCGTATGTCGAAGGAGTCAACAATCCGAAGAGGGCCATCAAGGATCCGACGGCCTTCATGCTGAAACTCATCCGAGAACTACGGGAGGCGGCCGGCGCCGAATAGTCCATGGTGAGTCCTTCGAGAGATCCATC